CTCAAGGTGTCACGCGCACGTTGGAACAAAATCTGAGATATAGTACTATTCTCACTCCCGCTGGGGGGGCTACAACGTACTCGCATACCGCGCAACATGTTCACGTCGAGGCAAGGCATTCTTGCATCCTCTTCGGCCGGTGTGTGTTCATATTGTTATCGCGATGCTTTCGCGGAGCTTTCGAAACCAGCCAACGAGTCACCTCACATGCATCGCCGGATGATTGTGAGTACTTGTTGCCGTCGTTGTCAGGATGACAGCTACCTTTACAAGCTCAAGCTTGCTCTCTACCGCGCCCACGCTTTCGCAAGCGCTACTGGTGAATCCTTGTTGTGGGGCCAGGAAGAGAACGGCTATAACGGAGATGACGCGGAATTCTTTCCGGCAAGTCTTTACACGCCAGAGCATGAGGTTAAGGTGGTGTTCATACCTACTGAGATTCTAAAGGCTGCGGCGAGCCTTGTGAACAAGTCAGGTGCGACGGCAATTTTCGGAGCGAAGCCACCCAACGATTGGCTGCAAATTGCCAACTTGGTATCACAGGGTAAGCATGCTGAGGACTATGCTTACGCGCTGTGTACCGTTGGGGCTGCTGCAATAGTTGACGAGGTCACATGCAGTATGCCAGCGATGACATGTTACGGATTTCTGTTTGGCGGCGAGGTGCCTAACGGAGCTTTGGCAGCAGGACTCGACGAATGCGGTCTCGCGTGGACGCGATACAAGCCCGTTGAGCAAAAGAATGCCATCGCGAGCGACCCAGACACGGCAGATGTTGACGAAGGCGGGCAACATGGGGAGAATCGTCCCAATGTGCAGCCGCCATGTCCAACCGTGCCTGCTCCGCCGGGGTTAGAGCAAATTGCCACGGTTGCCACAGAAATCGACGCTCAAATGGGAGCTTATGTTGAAGGCTCCGTCTTGCACTCTTCAGTGGTCCACAGTGAACATGGTGACCACGTGCATGACAATCGTACTGCCTCAGGCGATGTCGGCGAACGTACAGCACGTTTCCGATTTCCAAAGACTTCAGAAGTCAAGGAGTATTTGTTCAACAATGATCCGGAGAATTTGGTCTCCGCGGAAGCCATGCGCAACACCGGCGTTGGTGTGGCTGATTTATCACCTGAACAATCCAAGGCTTTTGATGAGGCCGTCGCTGCGTTGAAGAAACATCTCTTCACAAAGGACAAGATCCTGGCGGCGGAAAAGTACATCACCAAGACCACCAATGTCTTGCCAAAGAATAGAACGGAGGAACAGAAAGCGCAGATGTGGATCGACGCCCTCAATGCGACGGGCGACGAGACCGTGCCCTTTTCTCTTCTAGTCGATGCCTTCGTGAAGAAGGAAGTGACGAAGAAGAACAAGCCTCGTCCGATTGCCAATCATGGCAACGCGAGGGTTTGGGGCATGGCGAAGAGTGCTGCCATTTTCGAGGACGTCATGTTCCATGCATTCCCGGACGGGTGCGTAAAGCATGAGGAGAAGGGCACGAAAATGAATCAGATATTCAGCAACTTGAATGGTTTCAAGCACAAGCTGGAAAATGATCTCACAGCATTCGAGTTCGGCATCTACGACCGCTTGAAGAAAGCAGAATGTGACATATTCAAACACATTTTGGGCCATATTGACTCAGACGCAGATAACACGGGTTTCTGCCATCGAGTCATTGATGCACGCACCCAGGCCTGCACTTGGGTATTGCGTTACACCGATGCCGCTGGGGCTCCATGCACATTGAAGTTAGATCTTCCCCGCACCATGCGGGAATCCGGAGACCGCGTGACTTCAAGCGGCAATTTCTTTCAGAATTTGCTGGCATGGCTCACTTTCATGGTGAAGCCCGGCAAGGTGGAAGCAGCGGTCCAAAGTTTGATTAGGAACAAAGGCAAGAAATTTACCTACGTCAGTGCACGAGACGGTAGGAAATATGATGCCTATCTCGCATTCGAAGGAGACGATACCCTCGGCGGAGTAGATGAGGATATCCTTGCCTTGGACAATGGACGATTGTGCAAGGAGTTTTTCAAGGATTATGGCTGGAATGCCAAACTCAAATTCGCAG